ACTTCGTGGTATGTGGAGAAATATGGTGCCAACCGCAAATATGCTAACCAAGTATGGAAAGCGGCTTGGAATATTATTGTTGAGGACTTTGAAGATAACGTAAAACAAAGCATTACCGAAACCCTCCTTAAACTCGATGCTATTGAAGAAGCAGCTATTGCTGAAGAGGATAGACGCATTTGGTTGGAGGTAGTTAAGTATAGAAATAAAATACAAGGTGGTGAAATTGAACGTCATCAAGTAGATGTAAAGGGTGGTTTAACAATCGATTTGAATTGGGGTAATGACCCTAAAGATGAAAAATGAACGTAGCAATAGTTAATTGTGTAAATAAAAAACACCCAGGTAAACAACAAGCACAACTAATGTATTATGGTATGACTTGGGATGCTAAAATAGCATTCGTAAAACAAGCATACGATGAATGGTATATTTTAAGTGCTAAGTATGGATTGATTACACCTACTACTATTATTGAACCTTACAACATTTCATTTAAGCCTGATAAACGTTTTCTAAAACACGGCTTAACACAAGAGTTAGTTGACGTTAAAACGTGGGGAATAAACGTTATTAACGCATCAAAATCATTAGGCAACGAGATACATTGGCACGTAGGAAACGATTATTTTAATCCAATAAAAAACAATGTTAAAGGTATTAGAATAAAACAAATGCCTAATCATAGTGCTAATACTAAAAAATATAAGGATGCTTTAGTAATGTGGAATGGTAACAACTTAGAGGAATGTATAGAATATATTTCAAAACCATTACTTAAAAATCCTGAAAGTGAACATACTTGGATACACGACGTATATGGAGAATGGTATGGTAAAAGTTATTACCTATGGAAACAATATCCAGAACAAAAGTTAGACCAAGCGTGTTTACGTAAAGTGGGATTTGGTAAAGCTAATCAACATAAAGGCTGGAGGATAAAATGAAAGTTAATCTTTTCAAACCATACCCAGCACAACGTAATGTGATTGATGGTTATGCTACAAGCGAACATTTGTTTGGTGTTGTAGTGTCTCCTCGTGGTAGTGGAAAAACATTATTAGCTATTAACCTAATGTTGTTTTGGTTACTAAAGAATAATGGATCTAAGGGTGGTTGGATTTCACCGATTTACAATCAAGCAAAGGCGAGTATGGAGATTATATCGAAAACAGCCTTTGAGTTAATTAAATCGCAGAATAAAGCGGAATTATCCATAGAATTCATTAACGGCTCTACATTAAAGTTCTTATCGGCTGATAGGGCAGATAGTGTCCGTGGTTTTCGTTTTGAATATTTGATATTAGATGAGGTAGCGTATATGAAGAAGGATAGTATTGAATCAGCTATTATCCCTACCCTAAACCCAAATGGTAGAAAATGTTTAATGATCTCTACACCTCGTAGTAAAAACCATTTCTATGAGTATTATTTGAGGGGGCAGCAGGGTGAAAATGATATTATATCATATAAAATACGCTTGGACGAATGCCCATACGTAAAAACAGAGCTTATTGAGGAAGCAAAAAAATCATTACCAGCCGATGTTTTTAGGGCTGAATACGAAGCCGAGTTTACAGATTCTACTAACGATGTGTTTATTGGCTTTTCTAAAAATTGTAATTTAAATGTCTGGGATACAAATACACGAGATAGATGCTATTTTGGCATTGACACAGGATTGGCGAATGACTATTCTACGCTTACCATTATCACCGAGGGCGGGAGAGTTGCTTTTATGGATAGAGTCAATCAATTATCTCTTGACGAAATTGCGAAACGATTTATTACAAAACTTAAATCCTATAATGTGGTCAACGGATTCGTTGAAGCGAATGGGATTGGAGCAGGTATGCTTGAACTAATTAAACGTGAGGTAAGGGAAACAAAAGCATTCCATACTAATCAGGATAATAAAATGACCGCTATTCGACAGCTAATGGCTGATTTGGATAGTGGTTTTATTGAATTACCTACTCGTGATTTGATGCCTGTGTTGTATGATGAGATGTCAAGTTATACTTACAAGTATTCAGCTAATGGTAAGATATCATTTACCCATCCAGCTGGGTTACACGATGATTTACTTGATTCGCTTTGGTTGGCTAATCACGCTCGTAATGAATTAAAAAATAGTGGAAAGAAAGCTATCTTTATAGGTGGCGCAACAAATAGAATGTATGGGTAAAGGATAAGTTCAATATTACTTGATATTATACAACGCAGATGATTGTTCTGTGACATTTTCATTTCTTCGAGCCCCTCGCCATTTTTTACTTTCTATATTCAGCCATTGTTAGTATTTGTGTTTTTTAGGTGGGGGGCTCATTTTTCTATATTGTATTAGGTCCTTAAGGCGTCATATAAAAGTCATATAACGCATATATTTTTACGTGATGGCCATAATATATATTAGTATATTAACGTATAAAATGAAATGAAAATGACCCAAAAAAGTAAAAACCAAACAAAAATCAAAAAGAATTACGACGCATTACCTGCTAATGCCCAACCAATTCCTAACTACCTTACTTACTACGCAACACCAAATGGTGACATATGGAGAGTGTGTCCAGCAAGGAAACAACCATTCCCATTCAAACAAAAACCAGAACGTATCATTAAGCTGAATACATTATCAAATGTTAAATACAAATACGTTCAATGTCAACCATATGTAAATGGTAAAAGAAAATTAGCATACGTTCACACATTAGTATGCTTAGCATTCAATGGTTTACCCCCTACAGACAAACACGAAGTAAACCACATTGACTATGATAAAACAAACAACCATAAAGACAACTTAGAATGGGTAACACGAAGTGAAAATGTCCAACATAGTGTGTGTAATAGAGTTTACCACTACAAATACGATTATGATTACCTTATAGAGCAACTTGAAAAAGGTGTTTCCGTAAATAGTATGACACGTGAATTACAATGTTCTGTTAATTACATTTATACAACATTATATAAAAATGGCCTTAGTATGAAACAAATAAAAAAAACAATTACCGAGAATAGCAATTCATAAGAGATATTATCGTATATGGCAACAATAGAATTGAATATACCTGAATACTTTAGTATTAAGGACTACAAGAAAGTAATAAACTTAGATCACCTACCCGATAAGGAAAAGATGATCAAAACACTATCTATCCTAACCGACAAAAGTGAAAAAGAGTTAGGTAAATTAAAGTTAAATACATTACAAGGTGTATTTGAAGTTGTAACCCAGAGATTAGTTGATTTACAACCTAACTTCCATCCTATCATTGAAATTGAAGGTGTGATGTATGGTTATCAACCACTATCTAAGTTTACTTTAGGTGAATATGTTGATTTAGAGCAACTATTAAAAGACACCCAAGGTAATTTAGAGCAACTAATGGCTCTTTTATATCGCCCTATCACTAAACACAAATTCAATAGTATTAAGTGGATGTGGAAGTGGGGATATAAATTAGCACAGGATAAAGCTGAGAATCTATTTCGTTATTACGATATAGAGGAATATGATAGTAGTAAGAGAGCAGATAATGCTGAAATATTGTCTATTATGCCAGCTTCATTTTGTTTAGGAGCACTTAGTTTTTTTTTGCTTCTCGCAAGTCAACCTATAAGCAATACTCATCCCTCTTTCCAAATGTCGAGCGAGGAGATAAAGATGAAGATGATGATGAACAACGCGATACGTTCAATGAACATTGGGGATGGTTTAGCACGATTCATTCGCTTACGTCAAGTAACATCCTTGCCGTCAATGGAACAAAAAGTATTGTAGATTTGAATTTTATATTTGTGTTGAATTGGTTAGCATATGAACAAGATAAACATAATAGAGATGAACAACGAAGAAAACAACAAGAACGAAAATACAACCGAATTAGGTAAAGTCGGTTCACAAAATATGGAAGCAAAAACAGAATATAAGAAATTAAAGGCAACTAAGAAACCAGCTAAACATCCTATGGCTGATGCTGTAGCTTCGGTATTTAATAGATGTAATGGGGATACCAATTGTATAGCAGCTACGCTTATGATCCCAAAACACGTAATAGAAGATATTTTAAAGAATGAAAACATTTGAACAAGTAGTCAACACATTTAGTAACGCGTGTAGTGAGCATTTAGCCATCAATACATTCCAATTCGGCACTATTGACAAATTAGACGCCAGCACCCAAAACGTAAAATACCCTTATGTATTCTTACGTCCACTAACATCTACAGGATTAGTAACAGATGCTAATGGATTAAATGGTGTTCGTTCACTTACATTCGAATTATATTCATTAGATGTTCCTAAACTAACCGAAAGTGACTATTTAGGAGTTATGAGTGATACAGAACAATATGTTTATGATATCATTGGTTACTTTAACTTACGTGGAACCAGCCAACAAAACGAATTCGTAACATTACAAAATATTGCTCCTGTAAATGAAGCATTCCAAGATAGAGTATATGGGTTTGTTGCTACTATAAACTATAACGAATCAGGTATCTGGTTAGATTATTGTAACTATCCTAAATTGTAATGGCTGATATCACATTTACCCAAGTAACAAATACGTTTGAAGAGTATGCCCAAGAAGTGGTAGACTTACAACGTAATTTCCTTGTATCTAAGGGTAAAGTAGCAAGTGGTGATTTAGTAAATAGTATTGGATATCAAATAGTAAAATCAGCTAATGGTCAAAAAGTAGAATTCTTAGCTGACGATTATTGGATCTATGTAGAGGAAGGTAGACGTGCTGGAGATAAATTCCCTCCACCACAACCAATAGCACAATGGATTAGAGAACGTAGAATTCGTCCAAGTGCTGGAGTTACACAAGAACAATTAGTATATTTAATTAGTAGAGCGATTGCTGATAAAGGTATTCGCCCTACCCCATTTGTAGAAGCAAGTGAACAAGCCGTGCTTAAGTTTATCGAAGGTGAGTCACTACTACAAGCATTTGAAGAAGACGTATTAAACAATATCCCTAACGAGATTAAGTAATGGCAATTGTAATAAATCAACAACCTACATCACCTAATATGGCGAATGCTGATGTGATATTTTCTGTATCATCAACAACATCAACACAACCACAATTCCAATTTGTGATAGACATTTATGAAAGTGGTTCAGCATCACGTTTACAACGTATTAAACAACAACCTAACCCAAGTGGATTTGGTGTGTTTAATGTTGGACAAATCCTAAAATCATTTTTGTCAAGTGATGATGTATGGAAAACACAAAAGTTTGCTACATCATCTAATGCTAATAAGGACTTTATTGTGTATTTTGGTGAAGAGTATGGAACATCATTATCATCGTCTATTACATTGTATAATGGTATTTCTGCTACTCCAGGCGACCCAGCAAAAAGTGGTTCAGCATTCTATACTATTACCAATGGTTTAGTTGATCCATACGATGCTGTTGCTTGGAACTTCCCATCAGCATCTTATTATACCGCAGAATCAGCGAGTGTATATAATAAAATAGATGATGATAATGATGTTCCATACTACTCTCCAAACTTGATTACAAAGTCCTTATTAGCATTAGATGAAGTAGCAAACTTTTGTGTTTTCCAAGCATTATCACTTGCTAAAAATGATTTTAGGATTTGACCAACATTAAACACACCAAATCCATATGGGTTAGGTTGTTGTTTGATACGCTGAATACGTGATGCTGAACCACTTTCATAAATGTC